AAAGGAGAGTTGGCCGAGAGGCTTAAGGCACCATCTTGGAAAGGTGGCGACGGGTAACCGTCCATGAGTTCAAATCTCATACTCTCCGCCATATTCAGGAAAGGTTGGGTGATATGGGTGCTTACGGTACAGTTCTAAACTCAGCAGTTAATCACTATAAAAGCACAAAGTAGGAGCTAGTATGTTAGATAAAGTCGTAGGTGTTTATCAGGAATCAGATCAACGTGTTATAATAGAGCTAACAGAGGGCGAGGTTGAACTTGACTTTTTTAACGCATTAGAGTTACTAGACATGTTATCTGACTTATTGGAAGATGATTTTTGCAGGGAGTGTGAGCACTCTTGTTCAGGAGAAGATCCATGTTATCCAAATACAAACTAGAAGATGTTTATGTTAATGAAAAGCAAGAAGTAGTAATGATGTATAGAATTACCCCACGAGAGGTTAAATTCATTATAACACCTATGGAAGAAGCTATCAAGTTAAACAAACACCTCAATGAAATACTATAAAAATTCTTATATACGATAGGTCTAGTTTGGTTTATAAGGGGAGTTAAGGGTTTTCCGTAATTATTTAGGCCTATGAAAACCCCTTATAAATCATCTATTTATCATCTGGGACCCTAAGGAGCATTCCTTAAGAAGGTATTATCACTGAAAGGATATTATGACCCTTTTTAATAAATATGAGAAACCTAGTAACATTAGAGAATTCTTCAGTGACCCTAAACTATGGGAAGATTCAAGAGTAGACGGGTATAATAAAGAAGACATGGTAGATGCTTTAACTAACAGCTCACACATGATCTCTTACATTAACAGTGAAATAGCCTGCATTACTGCTTGTACTCCTTTAGAAGAAGATTTACTAGAAGCCCATACCTTTGTACCACTTAAGTTTAGAAGCCACTCATTTCAACTACTAAGTGAGCATATCGACCGTGCTGCTAACAGTGGGTATAAAAGGTTTAAGACATACAGCACTGATAGAAATAAGATTGTAATGAATTACCTAATCAAAAGACTTGGTTTCGTTATCGTCGATGTTGTGGATTCAAATCTAACTGTCGATGGAATGAAGATTAAAGTGTATACCTTAATTAAATAAGTGAGAATTAAATATGACTACTACACAAATCCCTACTATACGTTCTAACCGTCCTTCTACTACTTATGAAGCACTTCCATCAGATGTTTATCCTGCTCGTTTAGTTCGATTCATTGGTTTAGGTATCCAAGACCAACGTGAGTTCCAAGGTCAGGCAAAAGACCCAGCATTCAAATGTTCTATTCAGTTTGAACTTATCGGTGTTGATGTCAATGGTGTTGATTCCACTGGTGTCCCTATTGACCCTCGTCCTGCTTGTGTGTTCCAAGAATACTTCTTATTCCCTGGCGCTACACGTGGTAAGGTGTTTGATTTGTGTCGTGCTATTGATACTACCTCTGAAGCATCTCCTCGCAATCTAGAGTGGTTTACGGAGCATTTAGGGTCTATTGTAATGGTACAAGTGGGTAATTACACAAACAAGAATGGTGTAGTCAAGAATACAGTTCAAGCTGTTCAGCCTTGTCCTGGGTTTATGAAGAATAATGTAGGTGAAGCTCGTACTGACTTAGTAGGCTTTAATCCTTACGTTGAGTCTGAAACTAACTTAGCAGCTTACAATAAGATGTTCAAGTTCCAACGTGATATGTTATTAGAGGCACATGATTCTGCTAATATTCCATTCGCTGGTAAAGAGGTACAGAAACAAGAGGAATCTAAAGCAGGAACACCTGCACAGCCTTCTGTAAGCGACTCTAAGGAACCTGAAGCACATAGCCCTACGTTTACTCACGATAATGAAGAATGCCCTTTTTAGGGTGGATTAGGGGCTCTACGGAGCCTCTTTAAATTAAAACGAGGTGTAAGATGGAAACAACTATTACCAAAATGAAACAGAAAGATATAAAACCACTAAGAGAGAAGATGCTTCAAGAAGTATGTCCTCTTTGTTTAAAATCTTATGAAGGTAAAGTTGCTTGTTTAGACCACTGCCATATTACTGGTTTAATAAGAGCCCCTTTATGCTCATGGTGCAACAGCCAATTGGGTAAAATGGAAGGAGCTGCTATTAGAGCAGTTGGAAAAGATAATATGCTTGCTTTCTTGGAAAGGGCTATTGATTACGTGAAGTTCCATTCCGAGAATCCAAGTGAATACGAACATCCGACTCATGGCGTTAAAAAGAAAAAGAAAAGAAAAACAAGGAGTAAAGTATGAATCTTCCAAAGGATCGAGATTATAAGCGTGAGCGGGAATTACAAATCCGCAGAGGCGAAACTGGCGTTGGTTCTAAGTCGGGGGATGCAACACGCCATAGGGCACGTAGAAAAGTAGAGTCTGCTCTAGGTCGAAAACTACAAGAAAATGAAGTAGTAGACCACAAAAAACCTATTAAAAATGGTGGGTCAAATGAATTAAAAAACTTAAAAGTTACTTCAAAATCAAAAAATGCCGAAAATGGTGGTAAGATTGGAAACCGATCTAAGAAAGGCAAAAAGGTTAAGTTGTAACAAATAACCTAATAAGGAAACCGAAAATGAATATATTGATAAACAAAGAGAAGCAAAATGATGGTCCTGGAGTCTCTATCAATGTAACATATTACATCCCAGAAACAGAAGTAAAACGAATAGAAAAGATACATAATAAGAAATGGGCTGATATGAATTTAACTTATGAACCTTGTTCTTCAGTAGAGATATTTTTCCTAGATGAGGAAGAGAATGAAGTGTTCGTAGAAGGTGTTGAGGTGGTTTAATATGATTGATTCTAGTAACGAAGATAAACTTGAACTCCTTTATAAACTCCAAGAATTAAAAAAAGCAAAGGACTATAAAGAGAGGTATGAATCTTGGTCTAGGTTTCAACCATATGACTACCAAAAGAAATTCTTTGAGGCTGGAAAGAACTACAAGCAAAGGCTTCTATGCGCGGGAAACCGAGTAGGTAAAACTTTCTCCATGGCCCAAGAGATAGCTTATCATGCAACTGGTATATACCCAACTATGGAAACACATGGATGGGATTGGGTCGGTCATCGTTTTGATAAGAGTGAAATGTTTTCGGATGATGGAAACCCAACACCACATGATCTTCTTATATGGTGTGTAGGTATTACATCCGATTCAACAAGAAAAGTAATGCAGAAAGAGTTATTCGGAACAGCTTCAGCTAAAGTTGAGTCTGAACTTGGAACTGGTTCTATACCTCGTGAATATGTAGAAATGGATTTCATTGAGCGTGACGGTAATAGGATCTTAACAGCCAAGGTTAAACATCATAACAAAGATGGTGTATTTGATGGTCTTACGACTATTGAGTTTAAATCTACTTCTGCTGGCGAACACGTTCTGATGGGTGCTACTACTGACCTTATTTGGTGTGACGAAGAAGATGCATATCGTTCAATGGAGATTTACGCACAGTGTCTTACACGTACATCTACCACAAAAGGGTTGATTATAGTAACAGCAACGCCTGAAAATGGTATGACCCAATTATTGAGCATGTTTGTTCGTAATGAAAAGGGTTTGTTGTATATGCAGAAAGCTGGTTGGAATGATGTAACTCACCTATCTGAAGACACTAGAGAGAATATCTTAGCAGGTATTCCTAAATTCCAACACGGGATGCGTATCTATGGTGATATCATTCTTGGAGAAGGGATGGTTTACTCTTGTAATGAGGGACTGGATTCACTTCTTATTGATCCATTCGAAATTCCTAAGTACTGGAGACGAGTATGTGGTATAGATATTGGTATCACACACTACACAGCAGCTACTTGGACAACATATGACACTGAAACAGATACTATTTATGTTTACGATTCGTACAGACATAAAGGAGAAACTCCTGCGTACCACACGGCAATGATCAAGTCGAGAGGTGATTGGATTCCTTGTGTTCTACCACACGATTCACAAAACACGGAGAGGGGTTCTGGCTCATCCGTAGCTAAATACTACCGAGATGCTGGACTG